GCCCCTGACCGCCCCCGGCCTCTTGATCCAGGTCGTCAGGTCAAAGGCGGTGACGCTCCGTGGCTGATCTTCGAGTGAATTGCAAGGGCTGTAAGCGGCAGTTCCGGCCGCGCAAGGGCACGAAGCGGATCTTCTGTGAGTCGTGCCGGCCGCCTCGGTTCGCGCCGTCGTCGGACCCGTCGCCGATCCAGCTCGCGGCTGACCGTCCCCCGGGTGAGGTGGAGCGCGTGGTCCGCAAGCAGCTTGAGGCGGCCGAGCGCGCCGAGACTGTCGATGGCGTCCTGGCGTTGAACCTGGCCCGCAAGCTGGATGACCCATCGCTGCCGGGCGCACAGGCCTCGAGCTTGGCGAAGCAGGTGGGTCAGCTGGTCGACAAGGCGATGGTCGGCGTGAGGCCTGAGCCGGACTTCGTGGACGACCTGGCGGCTCGGCGCACGGCGATCCAGGGGGCGTAGGTCTGGTGTCCGTGGTGGCGCCGCCGGCTCTGCGGCCGCCGACGTTGGCGTGTCTGCCGTCGAAGGCTGTGGGTTCGTTCGCTGATGATGTCGCCGAGGTGGCGGAGCGGCTCGGGCTCGAGGTGTACCCCGAGCATCACGAGGCGATGCGGGTCCTGACGAGCTATGACGCTCGCGGCCGGTTCGTGACCTTCGAGGCTGGGATCGAGGCCGGCCGCCAGTCGGGTAAGTCGCGGGGCGTGCTGTTGCCGATCGCCATCTGGTCTGCGCTGACCGATCCCGACGAAGTGCTCTGGTCGGCACACATGGTCGAGACGGCACTGAAGGAATTCACGTGGCTGGCCGAGCCCGAGTCGGGCGTCATCTTCAATGAGCCGTGGCTGCTGCGCCGGATCCGGCACGCGGACATCACGTACCGGAACAGCTTCGAGGCGATCCCGTTCGTCAATGGGGCGACGTTGAACTTCCGGGCCCGGTCGGCGGCGCGTGGTCGTGGCCTGTCGGGCTCGCCGCTGTTCCTCGACGAGTGGTTGTTCGGGACTGAGGAGCAGCAGGGGGCGCTGTCGCCGATCCTGTCGACGCGTTCGCTGCACGGCAATGCCCGGGTCTACTACGGGTCATCGGCTGCGAAGCGTGACTCGTTGCCGTTGCAGCGGTTGCGGCGGCGGGCGCTGGCCGGCGATGAGACTCTCGCGTGGGTCGGGTATGTGGCGCGGGGGTCGTGGGCTGAGCCGGGCTGTGAGCTGGGTGACTGCCTGCACGAGGTTGGGTCGCCGGGCTGTTCGTTGGACGATGAGTCGTTGTGGGAGCAGTCGATCCCACTGCTGGACCGGTTGACGTCGCGTGAGTTCATCCGGGGTGAGCGGGCGAAGCTGGCGCCGCTGGAGTTCGGCCGGGAGTACTTGGGTTGGGCTGAGGCTGATGACTCGGACGTCGTCGACATCCGGGCATGGTCGGCGCTGGCCGACCCTGAGTCCACGCCGCTGGCGTACCCGCTGGCACTGGGGCTCGAGGTGGCGCAGGGTGGCGCGTCGGCGTCGGTGATCGCCGCCGGCTACCGGGCTGACGGCCTGGTACACGTCGAGGTGCTGGCCGACCGGCCGGGCACGTCGTGGCTGCCTGAGTTTCTGCTCGACATGCAGCGGTCGATGCGGGCCGACATCTTCCACCGTTCGGGCCGGGTGCCCGTCGCATCGTTCCTACCGGCGCTGTCGAGGCTGACCCTGGAGCCGATCGGGCCCGCTGATTTCTCGGCGGGGGTGGGTCTGCTCGAGCAGAAGGTGAGCGAGCAGCAGCTGCGTCACCTGGGTTCGCCGGCCTTGATGCGCTCGCTGAGTGAGGCCAACAAGTCTGACATCGGCGACAACGCCGTCACGATCACTGCCCGTGGCTCGAAGGGCAACCCGGCGCCGGCGATGGCGCTGGTGCTCGCGGTCTGGGGTCTCGAAACGGCCGGCTCGGCGCAGGTCTTCTAACGGGTCGGGGGTGGCGGCCGTGGGTGTGACATGGATTCAGGTGCTGGGTGTGCTGCTCGCGGCTGTCGGCCTGGCGTTGGTGTGGTCGCCGTGGGCTCTGGTGGTGGCTGGTGGGGCGTTGTGGGCGCTGCCTGAGGTGGCCGCACTGGTGGCTGCTCGACGTGCCGTGGCGAAGCGACCGAAGACGGGGAGTCAGCAGTGACGATGCTCTCGGCTCTGGGTGCCGCCTTCGGTGTGCGGAACGGCCTGGAGAACCCGGCCCTGCCGCTGACCAGCACGGCCCTGCTCGACTTCCTGGGCATGGGCCGCGGCGGACACAGCGGCAAGACGGTCAACGAGAAGACCGCCCTCGGCATGCCGGCGGTGCTGCGGTCGGTGGCGTTGATCTCTAGCGCGGCTGCGGCGCTGCCGTTGCACGCCTACTCTTCGGCGGGCGCGACCCGCACGATGTTGACGTCGGGTCCTGAGGCTGACCTGCTGGCGAACCCTCACCCGGACATGACACCTTTCGAGCTGTGGGAGCTCGGCTACATGTCGGCTCTGACGTCGGGTAACGCGGCGTTCTTCAAGCTGCGCGACCAGTCGGGCCGGCTGGTGGAGCTGTGGTGGATCGACCAGAAGCGGATCAAGTACGGCCGGGCGAATGACCTGACGAAGGTCTACGTCGTCGACGGCAAGACCGATGAGCCGCTGACGGACCGCGAGATCCTGCACGTTCCGGGCATGGGCTACGACGGGGTGTGTGGCTTCTCCCCGATCCGCCTCGCCCGTGAGGGTCTGGGCCTGGCGCTGGCGGCTGAGGAGTACGGGGCGCGGCTGTTCGGGTCGGGGTCGCTGCACACGGGCATCCTGTCCACGGAACAGAAGCTGCACCCCGACCAGGCTGAGGAGCTGCGGCAGCGGTGGAAGGCCGTCGGGTCGGGCCTTGAGTCCGCTCATGACGTGCGGGTGTTGGGGCAGGGCGCGAAGTTCCAGCAGATCTCGATTCCCCCTGAGGATGCGCAGTTCATCGAGACGCGGCGGTTCCAAATCGCCGAGGTGGCGCGGATCTTCGGTATCCCGCCGCACATGCTGTTCGAGACGGAGAAGTCGACGAGCTGGGGCTCGGGCATTGAAGAGCAGAACATTGGCTTCGTCACCTACACGCTGCGGCCGTGGTTGACCCGGTTCGAGCAGCGGGTGACGCAGGCGCTGCGGGTGACGGCCACTCCGCGGCCGCCTCGCCCGAGCTCGGTCTATGCGAAGTACTCCGTCGAGGGTCTGCTGCGCGGTGACTCGAAGGCCCGGTCGGCGTTCTACCGCGAGCTGTGGGGCATCGGCGCGCTGTCGACGAACGACATTCGTTCGCTCGAGGACTGGGCCCCGGTCGAGGGTGGCGACGTCCGGTACGTGCCGCTGAACATGGGCGAGCTGGGCGCGGCCGCAGCGACGACGGGCGGGGAGCCGGCACCTGGGGCCGACGACTTCGAGGAGGACGCGGGCGAGGCGATCGACCTGCTGCGTCAGGTGTACCTGTCGGTCGGCAAGGTGGTCACCGTCGAGGAGGCCCGGGCCCTGGTCTCGAAGGCGTCCGGCGTGCAGTTGCCGGTGATCGACTCGGCCGAGGTGTTCTCGGACATGCCGCCCGCCCCGGTGCCCGGCCAGCCGGAGCAGGCCGGCGGCGACGACCCGGCACCGGACATCACGCACGCCCCCGAGCCGGACGCCCCGGCCGCCGGCATCACGCGCACCGTCTCTGCCAGGTGGCAGGCGACGGCAGGTCAGCTCGAGCTTGAAGGGGTCACCAATGCCTGACTACCGCTTCTGGGGTAAGACGAACCCTCAGGGTCGCCAGAAGCCGGCCATTCTGGCGATGGCTCCCGAGGTCGCTGTCGATGAGACGGGCACGGCGACGATCCGGTTGTACGACCCGATCGACAGCTACGGCGACTGGTGGGGCGTGTCGGCCCGAGAGTTCCTCACGGCCCTCGACAGCATCCCGTCGGCGACGCAGATCAACCTGCACGTCAACTCTCCCGGTGGGGAGGTGTACGACGCGATCGCCATCCTGAACGGCCTGCGCAACCACCCTGCTCGGGTGACTGCGATCGTCGACGGCCTCGCGGCCTCGGCGGCCTCGTTCATCGCATGCGGCTGTGACGAGCTGGTGATGGCGCAGAACAGCGAGCTGATGATCCACGACGCGTGGGGTATCGCGATCGGTCCGGCGTCGACGATGCGTGAGCTGGCCGACCAGCTCGACCGGATCAGCAACAACATCGCGAGCATCTACGGGGCGAAGGCGTCCGGGGCGGTCGAGGACTGGCGGGCAGCGATGCTCGCCGAGACCTGGTACTCCGCGGCCGAGGCCGTGGCGGCAGGCCTGGCCGACTCGGTGCAGGATGCCCCGGCCGCTGCTGCGGCGGCGAAGTTCGACCTGTCGGCATTCAAGAACGCGGGCCGGGCCGGCGCCCCGGATCCGGTGCTCACGCCGGCCGTGTCGGTCGAGCTGTCCGGGCCGACCGAGCACCAGCAGCGGTACGCGGCGAAGCGGCACCAGTTGGCCGGCGAGCGGAACAGGGTTCCCGTTCCCGCCTGACCCACAGTTCTGGGCCCATCCCGGGCCCGAGAGACCGGCGCCCGTGGTGGGCAGTCGGGCGAAAGGCATGCCACCAAGAAGGGAAAGACATGCCCACCCTGCAGGATCTGCGCGACGAGCGCGCGAACGTCTGGTCAGCGATGACCGAGATCATGACCCGCACGAACAGTGCCCCGGTCGGTGAGGACGCCGCGGCCTACGACAAGGCCGAGGCTCGCCTCGACGCCCTCGGCGACTCCATCGAGCGCGGCGAGAAGCACGACAAGATGAACGCGATCATGTCGGGCGTCGACCGCTCCGCCCTGCCGGTCCGCAACTCGACCGGCGACCAGGTCGACCCCGATGAGGACGACGACGACGAGGCCGGCGAGAAGCTGGACCCGAAGGCTGCGGCCCGCTACCGCAAGACCTTCAACAAGTTCCTGCGCAACGGGAACGCCGGCCTGGACGCCGAGGGGCAGCGGCTGATGCAGTCGCAATTCCGCACCGGCGATGCCTTCAAGAACGCCGCGGGCGTGGGCACCGGCGCGGCCGGTGGCTTCATGGTCCCGCCGGAGTTCCGCGACATCATCGTTCAGACGCTGCTCGCGTTCGGTCCGATGCTGTCCCTGGCCGAGACGTTCGAGACGACCTCGGGTGTGAACATCCCGTGGCCGACGAACAACGACACCGCCAACGAGGGCTCGATCCTCGGTGAGAACACGGCGATGTCGCAGCTTGACGTCACCTTGGGCACCAACTCCCTCGACGCGTTCATGTACACGTCGAACCTGGTGCTGGCTTCCTACCAGCTGCTGCAGGACCGGCCCGACTTCGACACCTGGCTCGCCGGGCGTCTGGGTGAGCGGCTGGCCCGGATCTACAACCGGCACGCCACGACCGGCACCGGCACCGGTCAGCCCGACGGCATCGTCACCTCGGCCACGGTCGGCGTCACCGGCACCGGCTCGCTGGCCGCGACGAGCGGCTACTCCTACGACAACCTCGTCGACCTGCTCGAGTCTGTCGACGACGCGTACCTGCAGTCCACCAACCCGCGGTGGATGATGCACCAGCAGGTCCGGGCCCGGCTCCGCAAGCTGAAGGACGCGCAGAACCGGCCGTTGTGGGAGCCGTCGGTGCAGGCGGGCCAGCCCGACATGCTGATGGGCTACCCGACGAGCATCAACAACCACATGGCGGCCGTCGCCCAGAACAGCAAGAGCCTGCTGTTCGGCGACATCAAGTCGGCGTACGTGATCCGCATCGTCCGTTCCAACGAGCTGGTGCGTCTCAACGAGCGGTACGCCGACGCCCTGCAGGTGGGGTTCTTCGCCTTCGGTCGTCTCGACGGCACCCTGCAGAACCCGCCGGCCGTCAAGGTCTTCCAGACCACGGCGACCGCCTGATGGCCGGCGACAAGCCGGTCGCCCCGGCCGTCGAGCCCGAGGCGCCGGCTGGCCCGGTCGACCACGTGGCGATGGTGTCGTACAACGCGGACGGCACCCCCAACCAGACCGCCGGCTTCGTGGTCCTGGTCGACCCCGACGCCATCACCGAGAAGGGCTGAGCCCCATGCGTACTCAGTACACCGCCCCGGGGGTTGCCAGCGCCCTGACGGCGGCGACCCCGAAGACTGTCCTGCTGGTGAACGCCCCGGCCACGTTCGGCGTCAACCTGCTCAAGCTGAAGGTGTCGTTCGACGGTGCGACGAGCACCGCCGTCCCGGCGACCTTCGAGCTGGTGACCTCCACCTTGGCCACCGCGGGCACCAACACGGCCGTCACCGTCAACCAGGTGGGCGGCACGGCCATCACGGCGGGCTTCACGGCGGGCACGAACTACACCGTCGAGCCCACCGTCCTGACCGTCATCGACCGAGTCACCATCCCGGTCTACGGCGGCACCGTGATCGAGCCTTTCACCCCCGGCCAGGAGCCCAACACGGGCATCTCGACGGGCATCGGCATCCGGATCACGGCGGCGGCGGCGGTCAACTGTGTGGCGACTGCCTGGTTCGAGCGCGCCTGATGGGCGCGAAGGCTGTCACCCCGGAGGCCGCGCTCACTGCGGTCGTGGCCACCGATGTGGCGATGCATGCCCTGGATGGTCATGTCCTGCAGCACGTGTCGTTGCGCAACCCGGACGGCGCCGATGCCCGCCTCGACTCGTGCCCGTGCCAGCGCGGCGCGGACACCGTCGACCCGGGTGAGCTCGTCGAGCTGGGTGGCGGGCAGTACCTGTCGTCGGGTCGGCACAGTCTCGGTGACGTCGTCCGCGACGCGCTGAGTGCCGACAACCAGTAGCGGACGGAGGTCGCCACCGTGAAGAACTTCAGCGTCTCCACGGTGGCGACCGCCCCCGTCACCCCGACGGCGGGTACCTCGCTGACCATTCAGTCGGGGCATGGCGTGTGGTTCGACGTCGGTATGGCCACGGTGTTCCCGGCGGGCCAGATGCCGAACCCATCCACGGGTGAGGTGATCCGTCTCGGCACCCCGACGGGTGACACGTTCCCGATCGTGCGCGCCCAGGAGGGCTCGACGAACCGGGCCATCGGCGTCGGCGACGTCATCATGCAGGGCGGTACGGCGCAGTGGATCGACACCAACGGCGGCGCGGTCTACAACGTGCGGTCCAAGGGCGCCTTGCTCGACGACACCACGAACGACGCAGCAGCTCTACAGGCCACCATCACCAGCTGCTCGACGTTCGGCGGCGGCACCGTCCTGGTGCCCGGCAAGCTGTTCTGCGGCAACACGACGGTGACGTGGCCGTCCAACGTGCGGATCCAGGGCATCGGCATGACGTCCTCGCACATCCGCAAGGGCACCGGCACGAACATCATGCTGGACCACTCGGGTACCGCAACGGGCGCAGCGAACCATGTCACCAAGGGTGGCCTGCGCGACATCACCATCCGGGGCACCAGTGGCGGCAGTTTCGGTGCGCTGCTGCGGCTCTACTACGTGAACAACTTCCGCGCCGACAACGTCCACTTCTTCATCAACGACGACAAGTTCATCGACATGGTGGAGACGCAGGACTCCTACTTCCAGATGTGCACCTTCGAGTCCGGCGGCGGCTCGAACATCAGCGCCCCGATGGTGCACATCCGTAACGCGATGGCCGCATCAGGCTTCGGGTCGAGCACCGACGCGAGCAACATGGTCTGGTTCACGCAGTGCCGGTGGGAGGACTACGAGGACGGCGCCCTGTGGGTGGAGCAGCCGGCCGCGTTCTCGACGGCCCCCCCGAATGGCATGTTCCTGAATCAGGTGAAGTTCGAGACTCACCGGGTGCGCGGGATTCCGGTCATCTTCGACGGCGGCTGCTCGAACATTCACATCTCCAAGGCCGATGTGGTGATGGGTCAGTTCGCGCCGGCTGTGACGACCGCGGTGCCGGGCATCCAGGTCGCAGCTTTCGAGCATGCGTCACTGCGGGATATCCGGTTCGTCGGCATGGAGTCGTCTTCCATGTCGTACGGCATCGAGATCTACTGCCAGGACGGTCCGACGGTCATCGACGGCATCGGCCATATCGGGACGGCCCCGACGGTGGCGGTGGTACAGCAGAACGGCGGCACCGGCGTCGTCAAGATCGCAGCCGTGGGGTCGAACACGGCGGGCGTGACCCTGATCGGCGGCGGCCCCTACGACGTCGAGGCCATCACCTTCGCCGCCACGATCACTCCGGCCGCGAACTTGCGCCGCGTCAAGACGGTCACCCTGACCGGCAACATCACGGTCGCTGCACCGACGGGCGCCTATCCGGGCGCCGAGCTGCTGTTCATCTTCACGCAGGACGCGACGGGCGGCCGGACGGTGACATGGAACGCGGCGTTCCGCCCCAACTTCACCCCGACGACCACAGCCAACAAGGTCAACACCGTGACGTTCGTCTACAACGGCACGTCGTGGATGCAGACGGCCTCGGCCACGAACCTCTGAGAGGACCCCGATGCCCGGCTACCAGTCCACCCTCGTCGAGGCACAGATCGACGGCACGGCCAGTGCCGCGACGACTCAGGCGTCGATCCTTCCGGCGGTCGCGAAGATCGTCCTTCCGGCCGGCTACATCAACCGGATCGGGAAGAGGTTCCAGGTCCGGGCCTCCGGGCGGATCAGCAACATCGTCACCACGCCGGGGACGCTGACGCTCACCTTCCGGCTGGGGCCGACGGCCAACATCGCTGTCGCCACCTCGCAGGCCATCCAGCTGAACGCGGTCGCCAAGACCAACGTGTCATGGATCCTCGAGGCGTTCTTCACGGTGCGCTCGATCGGTACCGGTACGACGGCGACCATCTTCGCGAACGGCACGTGGACGAGCGAGTCGGTGGTCGGCTCGCCCGTGCCATCTGCCGGGGGGCCGGGCTCGGCAATGTGGCAGGCCGCCACCCCCGTCGTCGGTACCGGGTTCGACTCCGGTGTCGCCAACCAGATCGACCTGACGGCGGCGTTCAGCCTGGCGGGCAACTCGATCCAGGTGCACACGTTCGCTCTTGAGGACTTGACGACGACTCCGTAGAGGAGCTGGCGCCGTGCCGGGCATCGACGACCTCAACTCGGGCGGCCCGGCCGGCATCAGTCCGTCGATCTTCGGGGTTGGCGTCCCCGCTCTACGCGACCCCCTCGACCAGGGCGCCACTGCCCTGGCTCCACCGGCCCCGGTCCTCACTGGCCCCGGTCTGTCGTGGCTGCTGTTCGGTGGCGCTCCGTTCGGTGCCGCAGCGTTCGCGGTCCGCGGCCCCGACATGCTCGCCGTCCC